GAACGACGACGACGGGTCCCGCGTTCTGGCTGGCCAGATAATCGGCGTCGCTTAGGTCATTGGCCGATAGGTTTACAGTGAAACCCCAATTATTGGCATGCCGGATCCAATTAATTGATTCGGCGTCGCGATGATGCGAATAAGTAAACCCGCGTTTATCTTTATTGGCCGCGACCAATTGGCCCAATTTCACGGCGTCAATTGTGCCGTTTTGCTGGGGCAAATCGCCGGCTTGGTTATGGCGCCAAATTTGGTTATCAGGCAAACGGGCAATTGTGTCGCAAAATTCACCCCAGGACGTGCCGCGTTGTTTCATCGATACGGCGGCCCAGTGTAGCGCCAGCGGGCCGCTGGCGGCATAGCATTCGGCCTTCATTTGGCAATCGGCCAAGCATGAGTCGCGCTCGGTCGTTGATACGGGGATCGGGCCGGTTTTGACGTTCGCGCTTTTTAGTGTTAAGTGTACTTGCATGTTTTGCCCCTTTATTAACGTGAAGCGGGCGCGCCGTGAGCGCGCGCGCGGGTAATTGCAATTTGAGCGGCGCGGTAAGATTTAAAAACGCGGCCGGGAAAAGTATTTGCGTCGTCGGTCACATAGCATTCGGCGCGCGAAGCATGGCCGTTTATGTACATTCCGTTATAGTATTTTGTAAACATTGCCGGCCCCTTATTTGGTTAAAACGTCAAAATACGCCAGGGCGCCGACGGCTAAAAGTAAGCCGATAACGACGGCCGCCAAGATATCTAAAAATAATGCTTTTTTCATGATGTTTTGCCTTTAGGTTATTGGCCGGCTTTTCGCCGGCCGGTTTAATTAAGCGATAAATTCAGGGTGATTTGTGACGCCAAAAGCCAGCGCGTGGGCGCGCAGCGCTTCGGCGCTTTTCTTTGAGCGGGCCGCGCGAATGAGCGCAGATATAGCGCGCGCCACATAGTCCGGGCCTAAGCCGGCGGCGCTGTATTTTGTAATGATTTGCAATTCGCGAATTTCAGATTTAGTCATTTTTTGCCTTTAGGTTAGTTGATTTTTTACCGGCTTTTCGTTGCCAGTGTAGCTATTGTAAAACATTTCTTTACGCTGTCAACACTTATTTTGACATTATGCGAATTTTGCATAATTAGGTCATTTGGGTCACGGTTCGGCCACGGCGCGGCGCTGGCGTGACCTAAGCGCGGCGCGGCGCAAATACTGGGAATTTTTAGCTTTTGGGTCATTTGGGTCATTAAATACAAAAAACAAAATTGACAGTTTTTATATAAGGGTTAAACCGTAGAAGTACTGTAAGGCCGGCATGACACGTCTCCGGCCGTCAATTTTTATCGCGTGACAAAATGACCCAAATGACCCAAAGCCGGTTATTCCCCTGGGCGCCAGATTAGCGCCCTTTAGGTCATTTGGGTCAACATAAAACCCGTGACCCAAATGACCCAAAGCATGCGACCGCATGGCCACGCCGGCGCGTCAACTTGCAACATAAAAACCGTGACCCAAATGACCTAAGCATGCTGACCGCGTGGCCATGCTGGCGCCAGCCGGCGGCCGCCGACCGTGCGCAGCGGCATGCAAATCGCGGGCAAAAATCGATCGAGGCCAGGTGGGGGGTGGGGGAGGGCCGGCACAGGGCCCACGCCGGCGCTAATGGGTCACGAACAAAATTTTTTTTATTGTGTAGAATAAAGCCACGTGCAACCAGCATGGAGAACACATGTTCCATTCAATACCATTTACACCGCGCAACGTGCAAGCGACAGAGTCACGCTTGAAGGCGGTGTATGACGCAGCCAAACTTGGCCTCAAAGGCGACACCTTAGCGCTGGCCGCTGGCATGCTCCCCGCCGAATACCGACAACTCACGCAACTTGACCCCGTTGTGGAAATGGCTGCGCAAAAAGGCAAAGCCGACGGCGAGATCGAAATGGCCAACATCATGCGCGCGGCAGCCCTAGAGGGCGACGCCAAGATGGCGCTAGAAGTTCTGAAACACCAGCACGGCTGGGTGGCCAAGCAAGCCATATCTGTCGAAGTGGATCAGCGCATATCCATCACTGGCGCGTTGGCCGAGGCAACCAAACGGGCCTTGACAATAGACGACGCCCAGATAATCGAACCATCGGTACAACATGCAATCGACCATATACAGCGCTGAAGACGAACAAGAGTTAATGGCGCGTCTGTGGGCGCCAGCGATCAAGGACAACCCGTTAGCGTTTGTAATGTTTGCGTTTCCTTGGGGCCAACAAGGTACGCCGCTTGAGCATTTCAAAGGCCCGCGCAAGTGGCAACGCGAGGTGTTGACCCAGATTGGCGACCACATTAAGCAGAACCAAGGCAAGGTTGACTTTGATACTTTGCGCCAAGCGGTGTCGTCTGGCCGTGGTATTGGCAAGTCGGCGTTGGTCAGTTGGATCACGATCTGGATGCTCACAACCAGAATTGGCTCGACGACCATTATTTCCGCTAACTCGGAGAGCCAGCTTCGCTCGGTCACATGGGCCGAGATTACCAAATGGCTGGCCACTGCCATTAACAGCCACTGGTTTGAAGTGTCGGCTACGCGAGTGATGCCGGCTAAGTGGCTCACCGAATTGGTCGAGCGTGATCTTAAGAAAGGCACACGTTACTGGGGTGTTGAGGGCAGGCTGTGGTCAGCGGAAAACCCCGACGCTTACGCTGGCGTACACAACTTTGACGGTGTGCTGGTGGTATTTGACGAAGCAAGCGGTATCGACGACTCGATCTGGGCGGTGACGGCTGGTTTCTTCACCGAGAACACGCCCAACAGGTTCTGGATGGCGTTTTCCAACCCACGCCGCAATACAGGTTACTTTTACGAGACTTTTAACAGCAAACGCAACTTTTGGACAACCAAAGTGGTGGATGCCAGGACTGTTGAAGGCACTGATAAACAGGTATATCAGGGCATTATTGACGAATATGGGCCAGATTCTAGCCAAGCGCACGTCGAGGTCTACGGCATGTTTCCCTCTGAGGGCGACGACCAGTTCATACCGGCCCATTTGGTTGATGAGGCGATGAAACGTGAGAAGTATCAGGATGCCAGCGCCCCGATTGTGATCGGTGTTGACCCCGCACGGTTCGGCGCCGACGCAACGGTCATTGCTATCAGGCAAGGGCGCGATATTGTGCGCATTGACAGGCACAGAGGCGACGACACCATGACGGTGGTGGGCTACATCATCGAGGCAATCGAGGAATTTAAGCCCGCGCTGGTGGTAATCGACGAAGGTGGCCTGGGCGCCGGTATTGTCGACCGCTTGAAGGAGCAGCGCTACAAGGTCAAGGGTATTAACTTTGGGAATAAGTCGAAGAATCCCATTATGTACGGCAATAAACGGGCTGAAATGTGGGGGTCAATGAAAGATTGGCTTAAAACTGCTGCAATACCACTTGACAGATTTCTTAAAACCGATCTAATTTCGCCTATGATGAAGCCCGACTCTAAGGGTACGATTTTCTTAGAGTCGAAAAAGGATATGAAGGCTAGAGGCTTGGCCTCGCCTGATGCGGCTGACGCGATATGCGTGACTTTTGCGTATCCAGTGGCACATCGTGAGTACAATGAGATTGTTAAGCGCCGGTCTTATGCCGGCAGCGCTGGAATTACAACTTCTTGGATGGGGTCTTAATGGCTAAGAAAAGCGTTTCATTATCTGTCGGGCGAGGCGAGAAATTGCCGGTGTCTAAGGGCGCAGGCTTGACAGCCAAAGGCCGCGAAAAGTACAACCGCGAAACTGGCAGCAATTTAAAAGCGCCAGCACCTAATCCAAAGACCAAGGCCGACCAAGGCCGCAAGGATTCATTTTGTGCAAGAATGGGCGCAGTGGCAGCCAACGCCAAAGACGGCGAACGCGCTAAAGCAGCCCTTAAACGATGGAAGTGTTAATCATGGCTACTAAACCTGGACTCTATGCAAATATCGCGGCAAAACGTGAACGTATAGCCGCTGGCTCAAAAGAGAAAATGCGTAAGCCTGGCGCCCCCGGCGCACCAACAGCCAAAGATTTTAAAGAGTCGGCTAAAACTGCAAAGAAAAAATAACATGGCAAACACCAAACCAATCGGCGTAGCGTATGAAGATCAAAACATCATCAACGCGGATATTGTCAAAGCCACCGACATTGCTTGTACTGGCACGATTGGTTATGCGGCCAGCGCTTTTGGCACGGTCACACAAAGCAACAACAAAAACACAGCGGTAACACTTAACACGCCCTCTGGTCAAATTACCACTGCGTCATCGCAACTGGCTCCTAGCGCCAGCGGGGTGTTTGTGGTTAATTGCAGCTCAGTCAGCTCCAGAGATGTGGTGGTAGTCAGCGTTGCATCTGGCGGCACTTTAGGCGCATACAACGCTTTTATTTCGGCCATCAGTGATGGTTCATTTACAATAG